CAATTGCTTCTTCTGTTTCTTCTGTTTCTTCTTCAATAATTGATTCATCATCAGAAATTAAACTAGAAACTATTTCTTCAGCTTTATCTTCTGTATTATTTTCAAAGTTTTCTACAGGAACATTTTCAGAATCTTCATTTTGATTTAATAAATTAGAAATATCATTTTCTTCTTTTGCTAGAAAATCTTCTAATTCTTTCATTTTAAGATTTACTTCATCCATAACGTCAGGATTATCTACTTCTAAAGCTTGTATTTCATCAATTTTTTCTTTTATGTTTTCTTCAATTTCAACTTGTTTTTCAACATATTGAGAAATTTTTTGGAAATCTGAAATAGTATTAATATAACTATCAATTAATTCTGTTAATTTAGTTTTATCTTCATTAGCTTTATTAATGACTTCATTAATTTTTTCTAACATATTTTCATTATTTTCTTCTTCAACTTCTTCAGCAGATTCTTTTTCAGGAGATTCTTCTTCATAATTTTCATCGCTTTCAGTTGTTTCTTCTTCAGTTACATTTTCAAAAGGATCTTCTGAATCAATATCTGTTGGTTCTTCATCTTCATCTTCATCAGCAGCTAAAACAGTTGAACTTTCTATTGGATCAACTGCGTGCAATTTTCCATCTTTATCTTTTACTACTGCAAATTTCTTTGAAGGATCTTCTGGATCTTCGTATTCAGAAACTTCTTCAAAATCTGAACTGACTACTGAATCTTCTTCATCTTCACCCATTACAACTTCGTTTTTTTCTACTTCTGCTAGTTGATCTTTTAAATATTCTCTAGTAACAAATAAATCAATTAATCCCAAATCTTCAATTTGTTTATTAATACTATTTATCATTTCATCTTTATTTATGTCTGCATCTTCAACTGTTATAGAATTAGAAATTCTATCAAGCATACTCTTGATATCATTCTTAATTAATTCTTTAATCATTTAAAGTAACCTCCCAAAAAAATACATTCAAAAAATTCTAAATTTAACTTTCTTTTTTTAATGATTTTAAATAATTTTAATATTATAGATTTTCATCTATTTCTTCTGGCATTTCAACTTCTTCAGCAACATTTCCTAAATCTATTTCACCTAATGGGCTTTCTAATTCTTCTTCATTTCCTTCTTCCATGCCTTCTTCATTAAAATCCATTCCAGATTCTAAATCGCTTGAAAATTCATCTGCGCCAAAAGAACCTCCACCAGCAGAAGCGCTACTTATAGAACTAGAAGCATCCATTTTACCAGGAATTTGTTCAACAAATAAATCATCGTTTTTCTGATATTCAACATATTCTCTCATTTCTTCAATTTCATCTTCAGTAAATCCTACAATATTACTAAGAATCCAACTTTTAGGTATATTAGGATAATTTTCTGAAAGGCTTCTACCTATATCAATTCTTTTTGCAATATTATCAATTCTTAAATTATCTTCAATTGAACTTGGATTTGGTAAACTTATATTTACAGCATTTGTTAAATGAGATTGATTTAATAAAATAAAACAGCTATTTATTAAATCATTTAAACCGTTATTAATATCACCCTGATATTTTTTGACTGTTCTACTAAATCTAACATCTTCTAATGTTAAAAGCGCTCTAGTGCTAGCGCCTTGTTCTTCAGCTAAATAAGCTGGAGGTATACCTAAACCAGAAATCAATTTCTTTTTAAAATATTCAGCATCATTTACGTATGGAGTAGTATCACCAGAAGGAATATTTTCAGCTTTAAGAAGAGGCGTTCCTGATATTGTAGGACTCCATATATCTTCTTCTAATGACATCATTTCTGGTATAGAATCTATAGAACCACCAACTTCAGAATCAACAACTTTTTGTCTTCTGACTCTATTCATAATTCCATTAATTAATCTTGGAATTTGATCATCAGGCGTAGATCCAACTTCTACATTCCATAAAGTTCTAATTGGTGTTCTTGTAGCCCTATAAATTGCCAATGCAGATTCAATTAATAAAAGTTGCTTTGCAACAGAACGAATGGGATCAAAGATAGACGTTCCATAAGGATAATACATATTATTATAATAAATAGAAAATTTTACATATTTATGAGGAGCTAAATATTTAAAATTAGATCCTTCTGTTTGTAATAAATCTCCTATTAATTCTTCAATTTGTTTTTTTGCAAATTCAACTTCTAAAGAATTGCTCTTATCTGTTAATAATTTTTTATCAGATAAAACTGAAATAGCTGTTTTAGGAAGATTAACTCTCAAAGAAGGAAAAGATTTACTTAGCATTTCTAAAGTTTTAGATTTAGAATCGGGCATTTGAATAACTAATCCCAATTCAATATCTGTAACAGTGTCATGAACTATAGAAGCTTTTTTAGGGGTATGTAAAATATAACGTATGCCTGAATATGTTTCATCTAATTCTACAAAACAGTCTCCATATAATAAAGCCGTATATATAATTTGGGGCAATACATTGAAAAAATTAGTTCTTTGAAATATATTTTGTATTAAAATTTTAGCTGTTTCGAAATGATGTTCATCACCATAACCAAAATCATAATTTATTCCATTTTCTTTTTCACTTGCATTTGGAGCTAAAATGCTATCAACATAAATTTGAAGAGCTTGTGCAGCTTCTGGTATTCTATAAACAAGCTGTTCATAATCTGTATATCTACTAAATCTTCCAACTGATATATCAAAAAATCTTTCAAATAAATTAGAAGCGTTACCAAAATTAGCCCCAGAAACGCTTTCTAATAGTCTAGAAAATTCTTTAGCTGGTATTAATTGTGTTAAATCTAGCTTTTTATTTGTAGGATCATAAAATTCGCTTTTATTTTTAATTCTTGTATATTGTTTAAGTAAATTGTCTAATTTATCTCCAATTTCACCTAATATTGCTTTAGCCATCAATATCCTCCCCTATGTCTTCAGAATCTAACATGGTTTGCAGTTCTAATATAGATTTTTCTTCTTTACTGCTTTCAGCAGATTCTTCTAACATTTTAGGCTTTTCAATAATTTCAGAACATTCTGCTTCAAGAATTTCATTTTCTTCTAATGCTGGATGTATATTTTGCTGATCTAATTTTAAAAATATAGCTTTTAATAATTCTCCGCTATTTACTGCTATATTATTTACTGCATTAGCAGCTGTATTTTTTATTTCTAATTCTCTTTTTTTGGTCAATATATCTAAAGCAGCCTTTTTAGCTTTAACTCTTTGCTGAGGTAAATCAGCTTGAAGTTTTAACAAATTTGTTAATGCTTCTATATTTGAAGCTTTTAGATGTCTTCTGTCTGTAAAATTAGAAAAAGAATTTAATAAATTTTCTACAAGCATAGAAATAGTTATATCAACTTTTTCTGAAGCTGATATATCTAATTCTAAATCATTAATATATTTTTCAAGTTTTTCTTCATTATTAATAGCTTCAAATAAAGTTGTTTTTTTATTTAAAACACTATTATCTTGTATTGCTGTGGAAATCATTATTTTTTTTCGCACCTAAAATTTTTCTTTCTTTAGAATTTCTTTTTGAACTTAATGCTCCAACATTATCTAACATTTCATTTATATCTTCTTCTTCAAAATTTTCTTTTTCTTCATTTACAGGAATGTTTTGTTCTTCTTTTGTTTTTTGTTCTTCAGGTTTTTCTATTGGTGTTGTTACAAAAGAATTTAATTCATTTATTGTATTTTTAGTTAAATTTTTAAACATATAATCTAATTCATTTATATTTAACTTTTTTAATTCTTTAAAAGCTTGTTCAATAAGTTTTATTAATTCTTTTTTCCCTAATTGCTTTTTAAGTCTTTCAGCGCCTTTCGGAGATTGAACTCCAAAATATCTTTTATAATAAGGAATTAAACTAGTTGAAAACATATTAATATGTCTAGTATAATCATTTAAAACTAACCATAAATGTTTACAAACTAAATTTTTAAACTGTTTATCTCTAACTACTGGAGGTCTATTTTCTCCTGGTCCATAAATAGAATCAATTTGAGTTAAATTATAATGAGGTCCATATTTACTAAACGCCTGACATGTGCATCTTACTCTAACGTCTTCATTTGTTAAATAAACTTTTATGAAATCAGAAATTTGATTATCTGTTATTTTGCATAAAAACAACAAAAATAAAAGAGTTTCAACTCTTTTAAAATTTTTTAATTTAATTGGTTGCTGATAAGTTTTACCAGATATTGCAGATACTGTACTAAAAACTATAGTTCCATTTCTTAAAAAAGAATAAAAATCTTTATTTTTTACTCTTATAAAAGATTGCCAATCTTTTGAATTTAGTTTTAAACCTTTATTTTCATTAAATTGTCTATTAGCATACTTAGTTAAATAATCTATTTTAGCTGCTAAAACTACATTTTGTTTCATATTAATCACCGCTATTTCCTAATAGATAATAGACATAATACGGTAATTGTGTTAAAGAAAACATTAAATGACTACATATATAATTAGACATTCCGTATTTTTTAGAATATTTTCTATTAAATTCATGACAATTACAACGAGTATAAATTTCATTTCCACCCAATAAAATAAAATATTTATAAAGCATATTAAAATCTAATGCTGCGTCTTTAACATATTGTGCTGTATCATAACCATTTATATCAATTTTTTTATTTTTATCTAATAAAATCGTAATATTTTGCATAAAATTACCAACATTAGGTTCTTTAACTTGAGTAGTATATGTTAAAATTCCATTCTTTTTATCTAAAGTGCAATTTTGCAATTGAATGTTCCATTGACTTCTTAAAGAAACCCACTGTAAAATTCTAGATAATTTAGCTTTTTCGTCAAAATTTTTAGCTTTTGAATATTCTTTATAATAAGTTTTTGTTGTAAGTTCATTAAAAGTAAAAGGTAATATTTTTCTAGTAGATAAAAAATCTAAACTATAAGACAATATAGGATTTAATTCTTTATTTGAATATGATTCATATATTTTTTTGTGTTTTAAATTAAAAATAATATGTTTATTACTATCTTTTTCTTCTATATTATGCGCAAATAAACTAGCTTTTTTTAATTTAGACACTAAAAATTCTTGTTCTTTAACATCTTTTTCAGCTTGTTTATAAAAATTTATATTTCCATTATATTTATCATCTAATCTTTTAAAAACTTTTTCAATAAAAAGCTTTTCTTTTTCATGTCTATAAAATCCCATAAGTTTAGCAATCCTTTTTTATGTTAATTTAACTGCTACATTTTTAAATTCAACAAATTTTTTTAAAAGTTCATGCTTATGATCTTTTAAATAATGGATCATATTATTTTCTCTAGCTGTTATTTCTAATACTCTAGCATTAATACTTTCAGGAGAAGCATGTATTTGTTTTAATTTAATTGCTATTTTTTCTTTTATCCAATCTTTTAGCAATTTATATAATTTAGAATTATTTTCTTCTGTATCGGCGTTATCCAAATTAATGCTAGCAGCATTCATTATTTCTATTATGACAGGAGTGTGTTTTAATATTACTTTTTCTGGTATTTTTGAATTTATTAAATCATTAAAAAATTCTGCATAAATTTTTTCTAAGCAAATTTTTTTTATTTTTCCAGATAAAACTGTATAAGAATAAGCTAATATAGATTCTTGTATATATTGTAAAATACTACTAGATTCACCTATATCATCTAATATTTCTTTTATATCTTCGTCTATTTCTCCAATATAACTATTATCACAATATTGTATTTTATTTTCATCTATATTTTCTGCTTCTATTATAGTAAGAATTTCGTCTTCAATATCATCTAAATTTTGATTATTTAAAACAGTATTAAAAAATTCTTCTTCTGTTAAATCATTTACGTCATTGTTTAAAAAATTAAGATCTGTGCTATTTACTGAAATATACTTATTTTTTAAGCCAGTAGCATTATAATAAATAGCAGAGCGGTGAGCTATACCTATAAAAATGCTAAACATAACTCTTGATGTATCTATTTTCGGTAAATATTTTATAATAGCTGTCCAAGCGTTATTAACAGCTTCTTCAAATTCTATTTTGTAGGGACTAATAACTTTAGCGCCTATTACTTTTCTTATACTTAAATTTACAATTGGATATATTTTTTCTAAAATTTCTTTCTTTTTTAAAACGGAATATTTAACGATTTTTGTATTTTTTCCTATATGAAACCAACCAATTGCTTCATATAATTTATATTGCTCTATTAATTCTTTTAATAAATATTCTTCTTCTAAAGTGATTTGTATCTTATTATTATTTTTAAACAAGTTTAAATATTTTTTCTTGTCTGTAAAAGCTTGACAATTTAATTCTAATTCTGTTCTATATTTTTGTATTGTGTTTAATAATTCAAAAATTATTTCATTTAAAATGTTCATATTATAATTTTTTACAATGAATAATTGGTGTCGTATATTTCTGTTTTTAAAAATAATATCAATAAGCCAATCATCTTCAGAAAAATTCCATTTAAAAAAACTTTTACCATATTCTTCGATGTCTGTCATTTTAAAACTCCAATCGCAATAAAATTAATTTTATAAATTAATATAAAATTAACTTTATGTCAAGTAAAATTTTTGAAAGGAATTTGAATGCAAAATAAAATGTCTTTAAATGATAATAGTAATGAATTATTAAAAGTTTTAATACAAAATAGAAAAGATCCAATTAACTGGATAAAAAATAGTGTAAAAATACAGCATCCAGCCCATGGAATACTTCCATTTAAATTATATGATTTTCAAGAAAAAATTATAAAACTATTTTTAGCTAAACATTTTATAATTACACTTAAATCTAGACAAGTTGGTCTTTCTACTTTAACGCAAGCTTTATGTTTGTGGTCAGCTATGCATTATGCGAATTTTAATGTATTAATTCTTTCAACTGGTCAAAGAAATGCAGCGTCATTTTTATATAAAATTAGACAAATGTATGAAAACTTGCCTAATAATGAATGGAAATTGCCATTAGATGTAGACAATAGACAAACTCTTATATTTTCTAATGGTTCTAAAATAGTTGCTATACCAGCTACAAGAAATTCAAGTTTAGGAGAATCTATTAACTTATTAGTTATAGATGAAGCCGCTTTTATTGATAGAGTAGAAGATGTTTATCAAGCTGCTTATCCAACATTATCTAGAGCTTTTAAATCATCTAAAGGAAAACCTTATGGAATAATAGTTATTAGCACGCCAAATGGAATTTCTGGTACTGGTAAATGGTATTACGAAATGTATCAAGGAGCTATTTATAAAAATAATAAATATGTTCCATTAAAAATACATTGGTCACAAGTAAATGAATACGATAATGATTGGTATTTAGATCAATGTTCTCAGCTTAATTGGAATTATAGATCTATAGCAGCTGAACTTGAATTATCATTTGTTTCTTCTGGAAATACTTTTATACCAGGTCAAATATTAGATACTATTGGAGTTATAGAGCCATTACAAAAAACATATGATGATAAATTATGGATATTTAATAAACCTGAAGAAGGAGAAGTTTATGTAGCTGGTGTTGACGTCGCTTATGGAGACAGAAAAGACTCAAGTGTCATGCAAATTTTAAACGCAAGATCATTAGAGCAAGTAGCAGAATACGAATCTAACACTATAAAACCAGACGAATTCGCTAATGTTATAATAGATTTATCTAAAATGTACAACAATTGTTTAGTTAATATAGAAAGAAATGCAGTTGGAAAAGTTTTAATTGATAAAATATTAGACAAAACTGCTGGGTTTTCAATAAATTTATATAGAGATATTAGTAAAAATGAACTTAATTTAAGTTACGGTGATAATCCATCATTTAAATCTAATATTGGTACATTAGTTACAGGAATTTCAAGAGATGTAATATTAGCTAATATGTACAATATATTATTAGACAAATACACTGAAGCTTTAGATACAATGATGTCTGAAGAAGATGAAAAAACTTCAGCAAAACAAAAATTTCAATCAATAATGGAAAATAAAAAAGAATCTGCAGTTAAAAAATTTGGTATTATAAAATCTGAAAGATTATTACATCAGATGTTAGGTTTTGTGGTAGATGAACATGGTAGAGCTGAAGGCATAAAAGACGACTTAGTTTTTGCTTGGTCACATGCATTGTATTGTTGGACTAAAAGTAAAACTATGTTATTAAAAAATGTTTCATCTATTTTTAATATTAAAGAAAATAAAATAGATGAAATAGAAATGCTAAAATTTATGAAAAATAATTCTAGAAGTAATATATGGCAAAATATTGATGTATTTAAATTAGCAGATGATTTAGAAGAATTAGAAGAAGAAAATTTACAAAAAGAAAAAGTTAATAATAATAGTAGTAGTTCTGAAAAAAATACATCAGTTGGAAATATTTATAAAGCATTTTTTGGAGTGTGATAATAATGAAATTTATGGCAATGAAGAATTTTATACATAATGGTGTTGCAATAAATGGAAATAATATATATGACTCAAATGAAATAAAATTTTCTATTAATGATATTGAATTTTTAAAGACACAAAGTAAAATTATTATACTTGTAGAAAAAGAAGAAATAAAAAGAGACATAAAAGAAAAACCTAAATTTGAAGTTAAAAAAGAAGAAGTAAAAATTGAAGCTAAATCTGAAATAATAAAAGCTGAAGAAGAAGTAAAACAAGTAAAACAAGTAGAAGAAGTAAAACAAGTAGAAGAAGTAAAACAAGTAGAAGAAGTAAAACAAGAAATTTTTGTAGAAGCAGAAGAAACTAAACCAGAAATTGTAAAAACAAATACTAAAAAAACAAGTAAAAAAAGATTAAATAAAACAAAGTAATTGCATTTTTAAAAAAGGCGGTTTATAAATATGGGAAGATTATTTAAAAATGCAAGAGATGTAGTAGATCTAGATCCTGATGATTTTGAAGAATTAAAAAATAGAGTTTATTCTTTCTATGGCAAACCTTCGATTGTCGTAGAGCTTCCTGATGAAACTTTTCAGAATGTAATAATTAAAGCTGTACAGCAATTAAATACATACGCTGCAAAAATAGATAGAATATTTAAATCTGTTCAACCAAATTTAGGAAGATATACTATTTATGAATATGAAAGAATTAATTCTGTTTTAGACGTTTATGTGTCTACAGAATATTTAATAGGTTTAGGATTACCAATTCAATCTTTACTTGGTATTCCTATGTCTTTTTCTGCAACACATAATCCAGAAGTATTAACAAATTTTGTCTCATTATATTCTGCTTATGATGTAGCTAAAAGAATGTTTGGAGTACAACCTATAGCAGAATTAGTAGAACCCAATGTTGTCGAATTAACTCCAATACCTTATACAGAAACAGTTTTTTGTTTTTGTATAACAGTGAATCATGATAAAGATTTAGGATCTTTAAGTGAATTTGAAATACGTTGGCTAACAGATTATTGCACTGCTACCACTGGAAAAATTATAGGTCAAATTAGAAGAAAATACGATGGAGTCACTTTGCCAGTAGGAACTTTAAGCACTTCAGGTTCTAGTATATATGCAGAATCTGTTGAATGGGAAAAAGCTTTAATGGAAGAATTAAAATCAAGAAAGAAATTTGCTCAAACTTTCATAACAGTAGGTTAAAAAATAAATGCTTTCAAATATTACTTATACGTATTATGATGAAGAAGAATATAAAGATTTTATAAAGAATATTATTAGACAATTTAGAAAAAGCATTGAATATGATATTTGGATAAATTTATATAATAGAGATACATGCGCTGGAACAGGTTTATCAAAAATTTTAGATGGCGTTGATATTGAATTGCACCATTACAATATAACATTATGGGATTGGGTAGAATTTATTCTAGATTATTTTTCAAAAGACAATTTACCTTTTAATAGCTTTATAATTTGCATTATTTTAACAGATTTACATTTATCTAAATGCATACCATGTGTTCCTTTATCTAAAGACACGCATAAGCAAATACACGCTAATCCTGAACAAACAATTGAAAAATATCCAGACATTTTAAAAAATTTGCATACTGGTAATTTAAATCTAGCAGATGAATTAATAAAATATCACATTAAAAATTATAAAAAAATGCTAAATGATGAACAGAGGTTAATGGAAAATGAGTAAATCTAGAATTTTAAAAACTGTTTTTACACTAAAAAGCGGAAAAAGTATTGTAGTTTCAATGTATGAAGATCAGTGTTTTAAGCTTTATAATCAATGGGTTGAAAGCAAGAAAAGCACATCTGATGAATTTATTGTTGTTCATGAAAAGAAAAAACAAGGTGAAATCATTGAAATGATAGGTATTCTCGTTTCTGAAATTGCAGCAGTACAAATTGTAGAAAATATTAATAAGTTTACTAGTGAGGAATAAATTATTATTATTAAAGGTTATGTGATTAATTAATGTTTAATTCAGTTTTAAGATATTATGATGAAGCAGTAATAGAATATTTTAAAGATATAGAAATACATGATGGTGTTGATTTAAGAACACCTCAAATACAATTTTCTATACCTTCATCTAATGGTTATAAACTTGATAAAGATCTTGAAAATAGAACTGCAATATTACCTTTAATAGTTATAACAAGATCAAGTATTACCCCAGTTTCAGCTACTCCATTAATAAAAAACGCAATAACAAGACCGATGATTTTAAATTTAAATGAAAATGGAAAAATTCACGAAGGTATAGAAGTATTATATTATGGTCTTAATTATAAAATAGCTTTTTTTAGTTTATTTAGAGAAATACATAATTCAATTTTAGAACAAATAGCTTTTAAATTATATCAAAAACATTCTATAAAAGCTTTTATTGATATATCAAATCATACTATAGAAACAAACAATTATATTTCAGATGTTAGCATTAATGATTCTACTACATATGATCAAATAGATGATACAACTGAAAGAATATTTATGGGCGATGGAAGTTTTATATTAAATATAAAATTGTTTAAAGCTATAAGAAATACTGCTACTGTTCTACAAGTAAAAGAAAATATTTATGATAATGAATTACTTGAAACTAAAATAACAATTGTAGATTAAATAATGACTAAAATTTAAAATT